TTTTTGTTCTGGATCATCTTTATCCTTGAACCAATAATCGGTTGATTTAGCAAGGACAGCCACATAAGCACCCACCATGATATTCACCAAATCACGACTTGCTTGTGGTAATTCTGCATAAAATAATAACCACACCAAAAACAAAAAAGTAGTTACAATAATTAGACTTAAAGAAAACCTTGCCCACCAATTTAACTTCTTTCTTGTTTCAATTTTTTCGTATCTCAATGCTTCCATTGGATTACTCTCCCATAATTTTTCTTCCGAATCATTGATTAATTCGGATTCAGTATTAATTTTTCCATCATCTATTCGATTTTTTTTAGTTGCCATTTTACTTTCCGTTAAATTTGGGGAGCCACAAGGACTCCCCAAACTTATTACTTACTTCTTCTCCACGAATTCATACAGCTCAGATGCCTTCTTCTTAATATCCTCAATGGAATAAGAATCGGGCTGAAGTTCACTCCATAACTTCATGTTTGCTTCACCTTGTTCTTGTGCGAGTGACCATGCACTTGTCACATAATCTTGGTTGCGTTGAGCTTGATCTTGGAGATAACCCTGTGCCATCTCTAAAAGTTTGAATCGTAGTTCAAATGGATTAGACATAATGTCCTTTCTTTGTGTGTGTTGTGTGTGTTTGTGGCGGAATTCTTCTGTTCCCAAGTGATCCGCCGGAGGACAATCCTCTAACTCGGCTATCTAATTATGCAGCAATTGCATAAGAAGATGCGGATGTATAATCAGCGTTATTTGCGATTATGGTTTTGATGTGGGTCATCACCCTATTTGTTCTCTCTGATACTCTCACTTATAATCGAACTCTATTGCAGCCCCATCAACGAAAGTTATATCCAAAATATAAAATTCCATATACAATACCCAATGCAATTAATGTAATTATTGCAAGATAAATTGCTATTTTTTCCATAACTTCCTTTGGTGGAGCTGATGGGAATCGCACCCATGTCTTACAAGATACCCTCTCAGGTCATCAAACAAATTCTTGTGTTCTGTAAATATTTATATTATTTAAGTTCCCATTTTAAAGTGATAAGCATCCACTACAGACTTTAATTTTCTAATATAATCTAAGGGATTGAAAACTCTCCAATCAATCAAAATATCAGTATCCATTAGAGGATTGTATTTTGTCCCATCAAACCGAATGAACATACAAAGAACAATTTTCTTGGGGATTAGTCCATACATCTCATACAACATACGAGAATACGCTGTACCTTGTAAAATGTATGAAAGTATGTATTCTTCCTTTTTAATATAAGTTGCAGTTTTCCAATCTATAATTGCGAGTTCTCCTTCATAATCAGCAATCAAATCGGTTGTTCCTGCTACTCTCAATTCATCCGACCAAAGGGGCAACTCTATTCCACGAATATTGTCTATCCTTTCATTAATTTGAGGAAGCCCCAATTTAATCAATTCGATATGTTCTGGTGTAGCACCATCTAAAAAGGATTCATTTCCTTCTAAGTATTTCTCCATTATACCATGTACACTCGTTCCTCTACGAGCAGCAATCGTTGTTATTTTCTTTGCTTCTTTTTCTCCAACTCTTGCTTTCCATTTTTCAATGCCAGGTTTGGAAACGATCTCATAAAGTAAATTGGTGATAGAGGGGTACGTTCCATTTGGTGAATGATACACTCTACCATTTGGCCCTGAGTTATCTTGTTCTAATTGACTTCTTTTATTTTCAAGAAGATCATAATTAAATTGTTTCATAAAGCAAACGGAGAGACTTATTGGGCCTCTCCGTTGTAGATCAATAGTTGAGATTATCCTTCACATCCATGTAACATTAAATTATAGTTTTCATCACAAAAGTCAAAGGTGTCCGATTGTGCCTTAGTTTTAGGATGAATCTCATTTAACCTAAGACCGCCCCGTTTTTTTATATTATCGTACTTTCCTTTGACTAAAAAAAGTTGTCTTTTGTTAGTTGTGTCAATCAATTCATGATATTGTCGTTTATTACGTTTTGCCATGAAAATCCTAAAAGAAAATTAACGAACATTTATAGTATTATGCCTATGATGTTTTTTAATTTCTCTCAAACGATCTCGGAATCCTTCGTCCGGCTTCTTTCCTGCAAAGTGCCACGGATCACCATGATATGGTTTAGCAAGTGATTGAAATACCTCACGTTCAGAACACTCTGGACAAGGTTCTTCGGTGGGTACTTTTCTATCACGAATCTTCATTTCTTTTTCAAATTCATGCTCACAAGATTTACATTTATAATCATAATACGGCATATTCTCTATTCCTTCTACTTGTATGTATAATCAAGAATCTATTAAATTCCCATTCTCATCAATCATATCGTCACATGGCCCAACGATACAAGTCCATTTCTTATTAGATTTTTCTGGTTCTACAAACATTTTTTTCTTAAAGGTTTCTTTTACAACCTTCTTTTCTTTTTCTTCCCCAACTTCTGTAACAATCTTTCTTGTGATTTCTACACAGTCAGGACAATCGCCAGTCGATGGATCTATCCAACAGCCCGCAAGTGCTTCGCAAACTTCTTCAGTAATGTATTCAGTTTTAATTACATTTCCTGCAATCGCCGCAGAACCAAAAATTAATGTAAATAACAATGTAGTCAATATCCGTTTCATCATATAATCTCCTTTTTTTAGTTTATGAGTATATTATACAGTATAGAAACGAATTTGTCAAGTTTTTTTACCTTCTTTTATTTGCTTTATAAAAGATATGTCTATCTATAGATGCGACTTTCTTATGTTGAAAACTCCAACTTGGAAAAGACTCCATCCAATTAGCGTGATAATGAGTTGCACCATCTGTGATGTCAATCAAAATCCGTTTTTGATATTTGTGCAATACAAGACTTGCGAGATCTTTTGCATCTTCCCATGTTCTGCCTGGATTTGGGTCATCCCCTCGGCCATCGCAGTACCATGAAAATTGACACATATCCCTTAAAGGAAACCATTCGTCTTTATTTGCATTATACCGATGTTTGCCCTCTTTAACTACTTCACAAACACTATTCGGATATCTGTCTGAGACAGTCCGATTAAGTGTGACATTTGCCACCGCCAGCTTCCCAGCTGTACTTTCCACACCAGCCTCAAAGTAGATATTCTTCGCAAGACAATCTATATCTTGATTTGAATATCTTATATAATTAAGGGGTTTTACTGGTTTGAAGTAGTAACCGCCATTGTATTCTTTCGTACCAGTGACATTACTATTCGTTGGTGTGGTAATGAGTAATATAGTTAAAAGAGCAAGTAGAAATTTTCCTACTCTAGCTACCATATTTGTACCTTTGTTTGGTTAATCATTCATATCAACAAAAAAACATAAAAAATTAATTTCAACCAAATTGTAATTATATTTATGTCTTTTTAACCTTCAACAACCTCTTCCTTTTTGGATTGGGTTGGTTTTTCCTCTACATCTGGAAGAAGATCTGGCCACGTATCTTTGACTAATTTGTAAGAAAGACCCTTATATGTTATCTTTTTGTCTTTCATCGCAATGATAAGTTTTGCATCTTTAGAGTCAAGTCTTTCTAATAATTGAACAAACATTGCTTCCCTTCTCAACATTGGAAGGTCATGTGGACTTGGATCAATATAGTAATCTAATTTCTTCACTTCATAATGAAGAGAAGAATCTCCTGCGGTATCGTTAGGAATATATGGTGGAGATCCAGATGGAATTTTCCATTTTACGTCTGGATGATAATTCAATTGCAATATCGCTTTAGTTGCAAAATTATCTCTATCCAACAAAATTTGTCTTTTTTCTTCTCTTGTTTTGGCTTTACCTACCAACTCAAGAGTTTCAACTACGTTCAATTCTGGCATCACATATCTCCTGTAAATTGTTTGTCTGTCATTGCAATAGTTTCTGTTTTTATATATTCTCTATTTTCTTGAGTAGCATATTCTGTCTCATCCAAACCTTTAGTCCACACCATTTTGATGTCTGGATAAAATACTCCTACAGACCTTTTAGGAGTTCCGTCTGAATGATATGCCATTGCTACACATCTTGGAACAACCTTGTGTTCTTCGTGTTTTCCGGCAAACATGGCAATCCAATCACCAGTTTTAATATAATGTTCACACATACGAATATATGCTTTCTTCCCATCTGCTTGGTTTGCAGCCTTCTGTTTATCTTGTGGAGTGTTCCTTGCTCCTCTAGATTGTTTATTGAATTGAGCAATAAGGTCTTTAGATTCTCTGATCCATTCCTTCACATTCTTGAAAGAATATATGTCATCATCTGGAAGTGCAAGGACTGTTTTACTGACATTTTTGTACTCGGCAGGTTTCCTCTTCTTACGCATTTCAATCATACGTTGACGGAGAGCTTCTCTCTGTTCTTCCGTAATTTTACGAGTGCGTTTAACCTTCATTGGTTTTCGTTCAACTGTCACTTTCTTCTTTGCCATTATGATTTTTTCTCCAAATTGGATTTTATAGTTGATAACATCATCTCCCATTGCTTCGCAGTAGTTTCAATGTCATAGTGCATATCAAAATATTGCTTCTGGACAGCAAGTCCACCTTGAACTGGTGCTTCCCAAAAGTTATCAATTGCATCTTTCAGTACAAACGCAAACTTTCTTGCGTGTTCCACTTTATCATGAACATAGCCATACATCCATGCAAAGTTTGCACAAGTTTCGGGTAGTACTGCAAGATTCGGACACACTACGACACATCCTGCACTCATTGCTTCAATCACAGAAATACAAGCGGTTTCTGCATAAGTGTTTGGATATGCGAGTATATGTGTTTTCTGAAGAGCCTCACGTATCTCTTCATTTGAAACTGTACCATGATAATTAACATTCGGTGTATCTTTACAAGCATCATACAATGGTTTATATTCATCATCTCTTGATCCCCATCCGTATAATTTAAAACTTGAATATATGTCCAGTTCTACATTCTCTAATTTCATTGCACGAAATGCTCCAATCAATACATCCAATCCACGATGTGGGGTAGAGATATATGCAAGTCTTATCGGCCCGTCTTTGGGTTTTGTGTGTATCGGAATAGGTTCAATTGCATTCTTGAGAACTACACTTTTTTCATATTCTACACCAAGATCAAGATGATATTTCTCCAACGACCAATCAGAAGGAAATACAAATCGTTCAAACTTGTCTCTCTCTCTTTCTTCTTTTAAAAATTGAACTTCTGGATCTCTTGATGTATCTTGAAACCAGAGGATTTTTGGTTTATCTTCCAATTCACGAACTCTAGAAAGAATCACTTGAAAGTGCTCCCACAAGTCCTCAGGCACCCTCTCCTTGACTCTTTGATATATCAACTCACTTCCGCCCTTTGCATTCTTTGATGCCTCTACGACATCCTCGTTCACAGATGGTGGATTTACTGTAATGGTTTGATTTTCTTTTTGTTTTTGTTTCTGATTCTTGTTTTTAATCTTTTTTATTTTAGAATCATCAAACACCATTAAACTCATTCTGGCTCTCCAATCTTATCAAGGGATTCGACCTTTTCCAAAGCTTCCATAGCTTCTTTGTGAGATTTATCTTTTTTAAATAGATTTCGGATCTTTTCAAAGAGGGATTTAAACATAATTTCCACTTATTTTATTATATTATAACAGATTGATTATATATTGTCAAGTTTTTTTTAAAATAAACTGTACTGTTGGATTCCATTAAATTTGTGTTTGAGGAAACCATCTTTCCAAACTTCTACATCTTTGCCACGTTGTTGCATAACGACTGCTTCATTTAATGCATCATCTAAATTATATTTTACTACTTTATTATCTTTTGTTTCAACCGAATATGTACTATGCAAATTGGGGGATTGCATTTTGCTCCTATGAGTAGAATCCTGTCCTGCATATGTAATATGCATCTACAATATCAGAAACAGGGTTAGAAATTTTGGTTGATTTGGGAGACAATTCCTCTTTCAAATCAACATGAGTTTCGGACAAAAAAGTATCATACATCAATTCTTTATTGGCATTTCCTTTTCCTGTTGCGTGTTTCTTAATTACTGTAGGTGGTATTGTAACATATTTAAATCTTTCTTCCTGTAGCTTGTATTTGAGTACTCCAACATTTTCTGCGATATGAAAAACTCTTCCAGTTGCAGCGAATGCGTAATCCTCTAGATATATCTCACTGACTCTCCCACTGATCCATCGAATACATTCAATAGTCCAATTTGCAAGTCCAACATATCTTTCCATTTCACATGAATATTTAGGATATTCGTATGCGTTAAACATCTTAAATGAATCTTGCGATTTGGTCTGTTTTATAAAATGAAATTTACAATTTTCAAATATAATTTCTTTATTAATTATTTCGGCCACACATATTGCAGGAGAAGTTAAAGAATAATCTATTCCTGCTACATATCTACAATTCTTCTTCTTCGTCATAATACGGCTCCATCAATATCCCACAAAACGCACAATGAAATGCGTGTTCTTCGGATGTTATATCATCTGGATCGTATGACATGGAATACATTGCATTACAATTACTACATTCTATATCTGTTTCGACTTCCATTTCTCTCCAATTATAGGTCTACAATTTCACAACCACCATCTGCCGAACAAGCAAGTTCCTGCGAACCAGCGGTATAATCTTGTTGTTCGTATTTTGATAATAATGTCCAATCCACATCTTGTGGAATTTCTTTTAACATTTTTACATATTCTTCTTCTGTACAATCTTGATAGGGTGCTTGTCTGTAT